ACGACCTATAGGTCCACTGATACAATTGTCGATTTGAAAGCTTACTATCCTCACTCACGCCATCTGCGTCCAAGCGAACCTTACAGGCACGCAAAGTTCTCTTTACACTCGGTGATGCATTGGATCGCTCCAAATATGTCCAAAACTCACACTCTTAACCTCATGCATATAGGGGAAGATTTTACGCCAATTCTTCTTACACCATCTTATGCAAGCCGGCAAATCCTCAGTTGGAAGAGGAGTGTCACACAAGACACGAGCAAAGAGGGACTGTTCCTCATTATGCTTATTGCTGGCAAAGCCGTGCGGGGCATACCCTTTCGAGTCAAACCCATACTGACACTGCTTACCTCTCAACTCGAGAGGATCTTTACGGTCAAGGGGAGCTCTGAGCTCACCGGTTCCCTGACTTACTGCAGCTTTAGGTTTAAGCTGTTTCGGTCGCGGTAAACTCGCACAATTAACGAGTGGTCGCTCGATTGTGGAGCTCGCGCGGGGTTGACACCACACACGCGAAATTGTATGTCTCAACGAGCTAAAGCTCGGTCCTGGATTGGGCTCAATGCCCACCAGGCGTGGTGCAGGGACAAACGTGTGTGCAACGTTCACATGGAGCGCGCCAGGCATAAGCCCGCGCAAGCTCAACATTGAACTAACACACCTAGTCAACCCGCCCCCAACTTGAGACACAACCGAGCTTCCCGCTCGGCGTGCACACTGTACTGCATACACGGCACCCACAAGTGTTGCGCCGATAGTCAGAGCCCCGGCTAGCCAGGTACTTACCGCGTCTAGTGCGCAGCGCTCCAACATTCTTTTTTGCAGTTACAGCCAGTGATGATCGTAGATAGGACCCAGTTTGAACGCGACCAACGTTCTGCTGGTTTTCCCAGGAAAGCATGAAACCGAGAGCCGGAGCGTAAAGATTCGCTTCATACAACTCAGGTGCGGTAATCGCAAACTCTGAAGTTAGTACCTTACAGCGAGCTATGCTCAAGCCATAATTGACGCCTTCTGGGTCTCGATGCTTGCCTGTCCACCAATTTTCCATCTCTACTACGAGATCACCGGGGATTCGCACTATCACGAATCGTTCGTGAAAGTGCACACCCAAATGTGCAGCGAAGAGCTCGTTTGCTGACCTCGAATATGGAGTATCATTCCACCATCCAAGAAAGTCTAGCAACGGAAACTCATAAGTTTGAAACTTATGG